CCATGATCGAGAACCACAATAGAATGAACAACATTTCGCACATAACCTTTGAGCAAATTGTGAGTCGCCACTGACTTATCCGCGAACGAATTCCAACGTAAATCGTAAATTCGATCAAATAATTCCGGAAAACATCCGCTATCCCATTCAGAAATATCGAAGGCATACCCACGTTTGAAACGATGTAATTTATTATACAAATGATCCCAATTTCCATTAAATTTATTAATTCCTACAAAAACAGGAAACGTAAACTCTTCACGCACAGATTTTCTACTATATTGGATTAACTTATCATTCATATCACTAAACAAATAATAACCTAACAAAATCAATTCTAATGACGCAGCTGTAAAAACACGCACTTTATTTAACAAAAGCTTGAAAATAGGCTTCAACTCTTCTTTCACAGAATTTGTAAAGAACGCCCACCGCTTGTGTCCTTTGATCAAATCACTCAGGAATTTATCCCAATAATCCCAAAACCGAGAATCGTACAACACACGGGTTTTATCCGTATATAAACGATTCCACGGATATCCGGGGCTACTGTGAATACTCACTAGTGCTCTCAATTCATCTCGTTCAGACACAATTCGTGAACCTTTCAAGCATACAAACACTTCACGCATCATTCCATCTACTATAGACGCTATTTGTTTATCTACATATGGTGCTGATTTATTATATTTACTAAAATTCAAATACCCTGCATCTACATTTGCATCTACCACACCATACTTCAAGTCTAACCCTACAGGCATACATTGCAATGAAACAAAACTACCTCTATAATAAGACTTTTTAAAGACTTTACCCACTACATCCAGATTACTAGCTAAACTTAAATATCTACCACACAAATCTGTATTTCGTGTTGGATAATACTCTATTCTTTTCTGGATAAAGTCTGGAAACTCCTGAAACGCTAATGCGATTTCAGGGGCGCTGACCCGTTTCCCGCGAGAGTTGATAAGTTACGCAATGCTTCACTTATCTCTCCGAACATTGACTCCATTGATTCCATTCGTTCCTCTAAAGACTGAGGAATTCCTTGCATTCGCTTCTTCAAAATAACAGGAATTTTTGGAGCTTCTGACAATTTCTTTTCCACTTTTGGGTCTTTATGACCATGAATCAGTGGACATCCGCCGGCAGTACCAGCGCACTTGTCTGTTCTACACACAAAACCTTTCGTTCTCGCTTGTTCTAACAACGCAGCCACGACAACAGGGTCAGTAACTTTAATATGTTGATATTGACACTGAACTTTTGGACAAGAGGAAAAAACATACTTCAAACAAATATCTGGCGCTTTTCCTTCTCCACTCAAATCTACAACATCTACACCTCCTTGGTATTTACCCAAGTTCATCAAATAAGGATCAGGAGATGATCGACCATTTTGATCATTAAACGCTTTCATCCAAAAATCCTTGTTCACTACGTCTCTACCATAATAGTAAGTAGTTTTCCCACCTTTCATGGTGTAAGTCAACGTCTCATCATCAATCTCAACATCATGTCGAGAAATGCCACGCTTATCACGCTCAATTGCCGTTGCTATCGCACCATCATAATCACTCGAAGACGTAGGACTTTGAGAGTTGTAGTTCCAACCGCGCCCTTCAGCATCTTCTGCCATAGGCTCTCTTCTTTTCAAAGTAGCGGTTCGA